CTATGCGCGCTATTGGGGATTTGCTACGGAACACTGCTCTTCCTGTTCATAAAGTAACGGAGCCAAACATGAAATTCAACGAACTAAGAAAGATCAACGTAACCGAGAAGGTTGAGAAGAAGAACGGCCTTTCTTACCTCTCTTGGGCATGGGCTGTAGATACATTGTTGCAACACGATCCTTCTGCAACCTGGGAGTACAAACCTCACCAAGTGTGGAATGACACGGTCATGGTGTTCTGCGACGTCAAAGCATTTGGCGTATCTCGCACTGCACAACTTCCCGTCATGGACTACAAGAACAAAGCAATCCCTAACCCAGATGCGTTTGCAGTCAATACAGCCATGCAAAGGTGTCTAGCTAAAGCTATCAGCCTGCACGGTATCGGGCTCTACATTTACGCAGGAGAAGATCTGCCAGAAGAAGATAAGCCTTCCGTAGACGACCACATAAAGACGCTTTCAGAGGCCAAAACAGTTGACGAGTTAAAAGCGGCATGGACTACAAGCTACAAAGAATTCAAGAATGATCCGCAAGCTATCAATCAGTTAGACGCAGCCAAGGAGCAGCGCAAGAAAGAACTCACGGAGATCAAATGAGTCAGATTCTTGATGCCGCTAAGCAATCAGGGGTGCTCATCTCTCACCGAGGTGAGTTCCTGAAGTCGGTAGAAAAGTTTGGCCGGTTGATGCTTAACAAGTCCAAACCGCTTACACCGACACAAAAGACTTACTTGGCAGCACTCGATGATTGGATGTCGCTTAACGATCTGGCAGACAAATTCGGTTGCACACCACAAAATGCCCTGAAGATGATTCGCGCTCTTGAGGCTCGCAAATTGGTAACGAAAGAAAAACTCTACAGGAAATCCTGGGCTTACTACTACAAACGAAAATGAACCTGAACACATTTGAAGAAGGACTGCTGGACTCGATCCAGACCGAGCGTTGCAAGAAACTGCTCTGGTCTGTGATTCAACTGGCAGTTGATGACGCTTGCAAAGCACCCTACAAAACCCGTCCACAAGATGACACGATCACGGCCATGAGGTTTCTATTCGGAGACCTTTACGAGTCTGGGCTCGACAACTATCTGATGTGGCTTGACGTTGACGGCAAACAATTCAAGAGACGCATGGTCGAAGCTATGTTCTCTGATCGTCACGACAAGTTCACCGACTTTGAAAGACGTGCCTTTCGAGCTAACTACAACTGGTATCTGAGAAATGAGATCAATACTAACCACTGAGAATGACCGCAGGAGGGTCATAGAGGCTCTACAAGGCGCTGAATTAGGTTACATGGTAACTATTACCAAACCTCCCAGAACAGCGGCTCAGAATCGGTTTTATTGGGCCATCCTAACTGCGTGTTCTGAACAGCTTATGAACCAGGAATATACACAGGACATCTGGCATGAGTGGGCTAAGACTCGATTCTTGCCCACAAGGATCGTAGACCTACCTGGGGGCCAGGTGAAGGAGATTGAGCCTTCTACCGCTTCTCTCACGGTCTCTGAGTTCTCTGATCTTGTGGAACAACTCTTACAGTACGCGTTGGAGAAAGGCTTGATTTGGACGGATGAGATGAAAGACGCTGAACTCGACTTAAGGAAAATAAATGTACATAAACAAAAAGCTGCTTGAGGCTTGCAGGCACATCCCTTGCGGGTCTTGTTTTGCAGAGGATGGGACTGTAGTAGCCGCACACAGGAATCAAGGAAAAGGTATGGGAATAAAAGTGTCTGATGCTTTAGTAGCATCCCTCTGTTACAGATGTCACACATACTTAGACCAGGGAAAGGATATGTCTCGTGAAGAACGTCGAGACTTCTGGAACCAGGCGTATATCAACACGATGCAGGCAATGATCGAACGAGGATGGTTAAAGGTGCAAAATGCAAAGAACTGAGGATTGGTTTAAGGCAAGACTGGGTCATGTAACGGCTTCTAGGGCTTCAGACGCGATTGCAAAGCAAGGTACGGCTACACGCAGGAACTACGCAATCCAGCTCGTCACAGAGCGTTTAACAGGCTTACAGGGCGATTCCTTTACGAACGCGGCTATGCAGTGGGGTACAGAGCAAGAGCCTATCGCTAGGGTTGCGTATGAGCAGGCTACAGGCTCGATTGTGGAGCAGACAGGCTTTCATAAGCATAAGAGCATAGAATGGCTTGGAGCCTCTCCTGATGGGTTTGTGGGCTCAGGGCTGATCGAGATCAAGTGTCCCAACAGTAACACTCACGTTGATTATTTACTCGCAAAGGAGGTTCCGACTAAGTACAAGTCTCAAATGCTCACTCAAATGCTCGTGACAGGAAGAACATGGTGCGACTTTGTAAGTTTCGACCCAAGGCTTCCAGATCACTTGCAGTTATTCATTGTTAGATATGAACCAAAGCCAGAGGAGTTCAAGATCATCGAGCTACAACTCACGAACTTTCTAGCTGAGGTGAACGAAATGGAGAAATCGCTATGCCAAAAGAACTAACCGGAAGTATCAGCAAGAACAAGAAAAAAGAAAAAGACGCTCATCCTGATTACAGAGGGAGCGCGACTATAGGAGGGATTGACTACTGGATTTCAGCTTGGGTCAACGAGGGCTCTGATGGTAAGTATCTGGGTCTAAAGTTCCAACAGAAGGATGGAGAGTCAAGGCCTGCAAAACAAGACGACGATGTACCGTTCTGAGGTGACAGATATGCACCTAAGCAAACACCAAAGCCTGTTGAGGCAGGCTTATATTGTTAGACCTAAGCTCATAACCGATGACTCTCCAGCCCTTGATAAAGCGATCAAGACCATCGAGAGTGAGAATCCTAGTGCGTTTTGGAAAGAGAAAGACTTTGAAAAACGGAGGTTCTATCATGCACCACGGCCAGGCACTCCTTACGCGGCTGCTACTCATGCGTGGCCGAAGGAACTACTATGAGCAACTGGAAAGAGTTAATCGAGAATCAGACGAGGAAAGAGCGGTTCAGACCCGTCGAAGAAATATGGAGGGAGTACGGATGGAAGCCTCCAAGCACCGAGTGCGAGGAGACGATGGCAAAGCATAAAGCGTTTAAGGAATGGTCGATCCGTGGCATCGTGGATCAACCTTATCAAGCAAGTTAAATCTTCGGATGTTGAGGAGATCTCGGCAGCGTATGAGAAAGCGCTGCCGTTTGTCGTTCAGGATTGGGCGAAGATGATCCTAAGACTTCCTAAGAGCAAAAGACTGCCTATCATCGAGAAAATAGACAAGGTCCACGGAGACAAGATAGGCCAGATGGTCAGGGACGAAGTTACCTCGCAACACCGCGACTTTTCTCGAAAGACCTCATCCCCGCAATCCCCAACATCCCGCTCAAAATAACCCAGAGCGCGTCTGTGTCGAGCATGGGAGGCGGCGATACCTCACGAGGAACATAACCCTCTGCCTGCAACCAGGTCCATGCCCAGACGAGAAGAGGATAAAGCAGGAACTGGTAGGCCATCGCACCAGCACCAACCCAACCGATAGCAGGTCTCCAACCGGCAACGAATAAGTTTTGGTTCGCAGCCTCGACCTTATTAACTTCCATCTGGCCGAGGTCGATAGCCTGGTCTATTCTTTTAGCTTCTAACTCAAGCTGCATCCGCTCCTTGTCGGTTGTTATCAGGTCCGATGCGACCTTGCCGACACTTTCAATCACCGACCCTATGCCTAAGAAGTTCATAATTTCAGCGTCCGATTTAGCCAACCAAGTAAAAACTTCATCTGGCTTCTATCCCTGGTCACGATGTCTCTGTACCTAGCGATCTTTGCGAGCGCGTAGTAGGCCACAAATAGCTCAGGATTGGCCTGGTTAAAGGCTTGGATAGTCTTGGGTCCGATGACCCCATCTGGAGCAACCTTGACGCATATTTGAGCTAGTTTGGAAGCGACAGAAACACCTGTATTGACCGCAAAGTTAAAGATGGAAGAAGCGATAACGTCTGACTCGATCTCATCGCCTCTGATCTTGTCCCAGAAGTTGACCTTATAGAAGTCTCGGACCATCTGGGTTGGTGGTGTCTCTGTGTAGTCGATGTGCTGCCAGCCCTCCCATTTGGGGTGCATCTTGCGAGCAATACCCGCGTAAGTTTGACCACCTCGGTCACCTTGTACTTCATGAAGGACGTAACCTCCCTCGTCCTCCATCATCTTGTCAAACGCTTGTTCAAAGTTAGCCAACGGCTTGCCCCCTAAAGTATGCAGTCCCCTCGATAACCTCGACCAGTTCTGGAGGCAAGAGTAGGCCATCTCTGAAACACAAGACAGCAAAGCCTTGACACCAAGGGACGGGATTGTCCTCGATGTAAGAAAACTGACCACCATCAGGATCGGCTAACATCCCTGTAGATACACCGTATCTACGCCCTCGATAGTCGCCCCATCCTTTGACTTCCAAAAGATGAGTATGCCCTGAGACGGTAGAGATACCTGCTTTTAGGGTGTTGTTGTAACCGGAGTGGATACCTGAATGTTGGAGTCTGTGCTTAATCATGCAGATGTCATTAACCATGACTGACCAACTGACAGACCACTCAGGAAGATGGTCTTTGAGGGTTGTGCCTTGTATGCCTTTGAACTCAGGAACAGATCCGGCTAATCTTTTGTCAAACCGTATGTCATGGTTGCCTGTAGTCCGATGCAAGAAAGTGCCTAGACCTTTACAAGCCTTGACGATCTGATCCATATGCCACTGAACTGCTTCGAGTTCGTCTCGTAAGCTCGTGACTGGCTCCCAATCCATAGGGCCATACTTAGAGATTGTTCCCCCGTCGAGAATATCTCCGTTTGCGATAATCGCTTTGGGCTTTAGGGTCTTGATGAGTTTTAAGAGGGCATTGAACCCCGCAGAAGGCTCCCCAGGCATAAAGTGAGCGTCAGAGAATACGATCACATAGCCTTCAGTTTCTAGCGTCGCTCGCCTACGATTTTCGGGTAAGGTAAAACGAGCGTCCTTTGTAGGTAGGAAAATGTTGTATTTCTTCTCGATTGCCCTTCTTCGCTCGTACACATTGCGAAGAGTAAGACCGATACGGTCTGAAATCTTCGTTGGGCTGCCTAGTTCTTTCCAGACTCTGATGAACTCTTCATCTTCTGCCTTTTTTCTCACGCCAAGCTCCGCGCTCTATGCTCTGGATCATCTTTCGAGGAATGACCAAAGACTGAGCAATTGCGTCGTCAGTCAATGACTGACAAATTTTCACGCCCTGCTTGGTCTCTCCTAACAAAAAGCCTATAGAAACAACAAGCGGAACCTGAAAGTCCTTGGCTTTCTCTGGGC